GATCCTGGAGACGTGTGGTTCATGACGAGCTTATCAACATGCGTAAGGAAAAAGGCAGAAACATCGCTGAGCAGTTCGAAGAGTGGGATAACGCAATGGATAACATTTACTTCGATGAGGAAACCGGTCAGCTTATGCAGTCGGTCACGGTTCCTGGTGGAGATGTGATCCAGATTCCTTATGAGAAGGAAGAAGAGTAATTAAAACCGTGGGCTATGCTGAACACAGGAGCATAATAATCCAGATTGGTGGGGATCTGGATATTCTGAAAGGAGAATAAAAATGATTAAATTAGAGCATGTGGTTCTGGCAAGTCCGGAACAAATGAGATTTATTATCGAAGGCATGAGAAACCCGATGAACAGCTGGGGGAAGAGTGATAGTGAGTATGAAACTGCTGGATACGATATTGTAGGATTCGATCTTGGAGAGAACGATCGCTCACTAATGCAACGCTTAGCTAACGCTGGTACAGATCATAGAAAATTTATGAGAATGTCGCCGGTGTACGTAAGGATCACAGCACCGTTATATTGGTGGAAAGAATTTGATACTTACAAAGTCGGAACTGTTGCCAACAGCTGTAGTACCATGCATAAAATCCAGGCTAAGGAATTTACAATGGATGATTTCAGTTGTGAGCATCTCGATATCCGCACCAAAGCATTACTGGAAGAAACAATAAAGGCGTTAAACGATTATCGAAAATTATATATTGAATATAACGCAGATGATTTTGAGATTAAAGGGTGCCCGAGCAAGAAAGATATTTGGTGGCAGATGATTCAGCTTCTCCCGAGCAGCTATAATCAAACACGCAATGTCATGATGAATTATGAAGTTCTGGCAAATATTTATAAGAGTCGTCGAGGACATAAGCTGGATGAGTGGTGTGATTTCTGCAAGTGGATCGAGACACTGCCATATTCTGAGATTATTATGTCTTCATCTGGTTTAGATCTCAATTCAATTAACGCATTACAGGGAGCGGCTAGAAATAGTAGCAATGGTTATATCTATAAAAGAAAAACGGAGGATTAAACTTATGCATTTTACAGTTATTCAGATTATCATCATGTTTCTTATCGGCTATGTGTGTTTTTACGCTTTAGTTGATCGCATTATGAAGTGTATTGAGCATTGTGCTACAGCCAAAGCATACGGACGGTTCAGAGAAGCCGGAGTAATGATAAAAATGGATGATGTAGCAGCTGGCATCGCGAAGTCAAAAGAGGAGAAAGACAATGTTGAGAAGAGACTTGATTAAGAATAAGATATACGGAATTATATTTATCATACTTGGAGCGTTGACAATCCCGATCGAGTGGGATGCAACGTTCTTTTTATTTGCCTTGATGGTGGGTATTATGCTCTTTGCATCGAGAGAAAACTGCATTATGGATTAAGGAGGCGGCGGTATGGGCCGGGCTGAGAGGAGAAGAGCACAGAAGTGTGAGCAGAAAGCTAAGACCGCTACATACAATCTGACAAGAGCTCAGTTAGATGCCCTGGTTCGAGAAAAGATATCTGGTGAACTGGATAGAGTTAAGCAGGAGGCTACGAATGATGCTATCAATCAGGCGATGATTCTTCTGCTTACTCTGCCGCTTGAAGTGCTGATGGATCATTATTGGACAAAGACATATGCAAAGCGGATTCCGGAGTTTACAGAGCATGTTCTCGAATATTATGAAAAGTGGCAAAACGATGAGTTGGATATGGACAAACTCAAAGAAGATCTTTGGGTGTACGGCGGTGTGCGATTAGAAGAAGTGGAGGGTAAGTAAATGGGATATTTAATTTTAGGAATTATCACTTTGGCAGTTATTCTTATTTTTGGTGGATATATTGTTCTGTCTGTTATGAATGCTGCAATGTGGATGGACGATTCCATGAGATGGGGAGGTAGAGATGATAGCTAAGGATGACAGAAAAAATGCAGAGGGTTACAATGATCCGACAGCTTACAATGCGATTAAGAATGTGGAGCAGGAACAGGACAAGGATGACATGAGATTTCATCAGTTACTGAATACCCTGTTTTCACTTTGCGAATTGGCGGATTTCCATATCGAGGGACGAGTTGTATTGAAGGATAAAAGAACTGGAAAGGTTTGGAGGTAGGCGAGGAGATGATGACTATGGAAGAATTACAGAAAGCGTGCGAAACTTTGGCAGAGGCGTGGAACAAAGTTTTGGAGCCGATGGAGAAACTGGCTAAAGATTTGCGTGAAGCCTTCGGACGTATGTATGCTTCTGAGGAAGAGAATCGTAAAATTCGCACCGGTCGGAAGCTTAAATCTGTAAGGCGTGTGCCGGATTCTAAGATGTCTACGTACAATTATAAGCCTGTTGTGAAGCGCAATTTGCCCTATCAGAGACGGAATTTCTGACCGATTTCAGCTAATCTAGGTTAAAAATCTTTGTAGTAACAGGTCATTTTTCTGCCCACTTTTTGGTTTTAGGATTTGACCAAATCCCGGATATTTTTGACCAGAACTGAAAAATCGGTGTCAATTTGGAGAAAATTTATGAATTTTGGTCAAATTTCTGGCCATTTGCCCGGTTTTGCCCACTTTCAAAAACCCGGATTTGACCAGCAAAAACCCAGTATTTATGCGGGTTTGCGGGCTTTATGCCCACTTTCCCACTTTTAATACTAAACTATTATGATAGAAAGTTTAAAAATATATAGTAATAGGCGAATAAAAGTGGGTTTTTGACCAGAAGCAAGAAAGAGGTGATTTTATGACTTACGATAAGAAATTGGTCGAGGATTGGTTGTGCGAACATTTTCCGTATCATTTACGAGTGAATAAAGATATTCCGAATGGTGCACATGTGACGATGAAAAATGAAATTGCCATATCACAAGAATGGCTATGGGTTGATAATCCGCCGTATCAATCTTTTGAAGATGTGATGTTCGGTTATACCATTCCTAGGGATTTTTATTCAGGTGCCGGAGCTTCGTATTGTGGATATCCATTTGGTGGATTGTATCCGATAGGAGGTTTGCCGTGAATGTAAAGAGAAAGGTAACATGGAAAGATATTTTCAATAATTTCAAATCGGTGTATCCGCGGTTATCGAAAGAAGCCCAGGATTACCGTCCGTACAACTACATGAGCATTGTCGTATATTTGGAAGATGGAACCAAGGTTATTTACGATGATATGGCAAAGCGTGCTAAGATGCTTGTGGCATAGGATCCTGCTACAGAATCCACTTTCCATTTTGTGTGCTTCATGCTATACTATAAGAGCCACACAATCTAATAATGAAATCGCGTTCGAGGGAATAACTTTGGTAAAAAGTGTATTCTCTTTTACTCGTACCCTTGAACGGCGAAGAGGATTGTGTGGCAACAATAAGAGATGCGCTTTTTTCGGTGCGTCTCTCAAATTGGGGCGCACTTTTTATTTGCCCTAAATTCCTACTTAAGTATGGAAAGGGTGATTGTATGGGAACGAAATCGAATAAGAATATTTCGGGTGTCATAGGAGCAATCGGAGCTGTTGGCGGTTTGATTACTGCGGTTACACCTTTGGTCGAAAAAGCAATAGATAACGCACAGAATAAACCGACTGAAAAAATAGATACGAAAGTTATCATTCCAGAATTATATCGTAAGGGATTTCCGATAGACCTGGAACAGGCTGAAGAATTATTAACCGAACGTGGCTTGAAAGTTTCAAAGAGTAAGCTTCGTATGAAAGAAGCAGATCCAAAGTATCGAGATTACGAGGATACCCAAGTCATAGACTCAAATCCTAAGCAGGGCGCTAAGGTGAAAGTCGGTACAACTGTTTGTCTGAGATACATAACGGCTGAAGTTATCGAGGAGAGCCAAAAGATATTTGATGATGACGTTCGTATTAAACAGGAGGCTAAAGAACAGAAGGCCGCTGAGAAGCAGGAGAAGAAAGAACGTTTGAAAGAAAGTGTTTCTGAAACTATGGATTCTGCTAAGAGTGGTTTAGGAAAGATATTTAAGAAAGATCGAAAAGCTATAGAAGCTGAGAAAGGAGAAACGATAGATGAGTAAAGGTGGAAAGAAAAAGCGTAGCACGACTGGGTTAATCCTTGATGTGATTCTTACATTGTGTACCGGTGGCTTATGGTTGATTTGGATACTGATCCGGTATTTAAGAAATAACAGCTGACAACTACATATTTGGACAGAGATGCTTAATCGTGTCTCTGTCTTTTTTTTATGCTCTTTTTTGCGCGCGAAAAAAACATGCCCTTTTATGAAGAGAGAGGATAAATAGGCATTTTTATTAAATACCACATCCTCTTTTGAGTTTTTAGAAAATTGAAAGGAGACTCCATTATGTTGGAAAATAAGTTCCAGGCAAATTTGATCAAGGAACTGAAAGAAAGATTTCCGGGTTGTATCGTGATGAAAAATGACCCGACCTACATTCAGGGCATTCCAGATTTGCTGGTTCTTCACAAAGACAAATGGGCTTCCTTAGAATGTAAAAAAAGCGCTGGCGCAAAGAAGCAGCCGAATCAGGAATATTATGTGGATCGTATGAATCAGATGTCGTTTTCAAGATTTATATGTCCAGAGAATAAAGAGGAGGTACTGGATGAACTTCAACAATCATTCGAACCTTGAAGGACAACACGCCTTTCTTGGTGCCAGTAAATATCACTGGATAAATTATGGTGAGGATAAAGTTGCGGAAGCATATCGAAATTTCCTTGCCACACAAAAAGGAACTGTATTACATGCATTTGCAGCACAGTGCATCATGCTCAATCAGAAATTACCAAAATCGAAGCAGACATTAAATATGTATGTGAATGATGCCATCGGCTTTAAGATGACACCGGAGCAGATCCTTTACTATTCCGATAATTGTTTTGGTACAGCCGATGCGATTTTGTTTCGGAATAACTTCTTAAGAATTCACGATTTGAAGACCGGAAAGATTCCGGCGCACATGGAGCAGCTTGAAATATATGCCGCTCTTTTTTGTTTGGAATATAAAGTGAAGCCTGGGGATATTGAAATGGAATTGAGAATCTATCAGAACAATGAAATTCTGTATCATAACCCAACGGCTGAAGATATTGTTCCAATCATGGACCGAATTATTACTTTTGATAAGGTGATTAAGAAAATCAGAGAACAGGAGGGGTAAGCTATGAATTCCATTGTGGAAGATATTTTAATGCATTATGGTATGCCACGGCGTTCTGGGCGTTACCCTTATGGTTCTGGAGAGAATCCATATCAGCATAGCGGTGATTTTCTTAGTCGTGTTCAGGAATTAAAAAAATCCGGAATGAGCGAAACAGACATTGCTAAGAATATGGGTTTGACTACCACACAGCTTCGTACTCAGATGAGCCTCGCTAAAGATGAACGTCGTGCTCTTCAGGTAGCAACAGCAAAGGGTCTTCGTGAAAAAGGTTACAGTTTAAATGAAATTGCCGATAAGATGGGATTTGCTAATGACTCGTCTGTCCGCTCTTTATTGAACGAAACTTCGGAAAACAGAATGAACCAGGCTAAGGCCACTGCGGATGTTCTGCGAAAACTCATTGAAGAAAAGGGAATGATCGATGTCGGAACCGGCGTTGAAAGAGAACTTGGCGTGTCAAAAGAAAAACTAAACCAGGCTCTTTATATGCTGGAATTGGAAGGTTATCCGATTTATGGCGGCGGCGTTCCACAGGTTACCAATCCTGGAAAGCAGACCAATATCAAGGTCATTTGTCCACCGGGAACCGAGCACAAAGATATTTATGACTTCGAGAATGTCCATTCTGTAAGAGACTACATCTCCTATGACAATGGGGAGTCTTTCAGAAAATCTTTTGAGTATCCGGCCAGCATGGATTCAAAGCGCTTGCAGATCCGCTATGCCGATCAAGGTGGCGTTGATAAGGATGGTGTAATTGAACTCCGTAGAGGTGTGAAAGACCTGTCTTTAGGTGATTCTCATTATGCACAGGTCCGTATTATGGTTGACGGAACTCACTACCTTAAAGGTATGGCTGTTTACTCAGATAATATGCCGGATGGCGTTGATGTGATTTTCAACACTAATAAAAAGTCTGGCACTCCTACAAAAGATGTTCTCAAGAAAATTAAGGATGATCCAGATAATCCGTTTGGTTCCCTGATTAAGGAGCATGGAGGTCAGAGCTATTACGATGATCCAAAGGGTAAGTATACAGATCCTGTAACCGGAAAAAAACAGTCTCTTTCTCTGATCAATAAGAGAGCAGAAGAAGGCGATTGGGGTGAATGGAGTAAGACACTTCCGTCACAGTTTCTTTCTAAGCAGAGTTTGACACTTATCAAAAAGCAGTTAGGTTTGGCAAAAGCTGATAAGCAGGCAGAATATGATGAAATCTGTTCATTAACAAACCCCACTGTAAAGAAGGCTCTGTTAAAATCATTTGCTGACGATTGCGATGCGGCCGCCGTACATTTGCAGGCAGCGGCGTTACCTCGTCAGAAGTATCAGGTAATTCTCCCATTAACAACAATCAAAGACAATGAGGTGTATGCTCCAAACTACAAAGATGGAGAAACAGTTGCTTTGATTCGATACCCGCATGGTGGAACTTTTGAGATTCCTATTCTGAAGGTCAACAATAAATTGGCTGAAGGAAAGAGCGTTCTCGGAAATACACCGGCGGATGCAATCGGTATCAATAAGAAGAATGCAGACCGTTTATCCGGAGCGGACTTTGATGGTGATACCGTAATGGTAATTCCTTGTAACTCCACAAAGAGTAAGGTAAAGATTACTTCCACTTCTCCATTAAAAGGTTTGGAAGGTTTCGATACCAAGGATGCTTATGGTGGAACTGTTAAGAAAGATGCTGATGGCATAGACCATTATTATCGTAATGGTAAAGAGTATAAGATTATGAGAAATACTCAGACAGAAATGGGTAAAGTATCGAATCTGATTACTGATATGACTTTGAAGGGAGCCACACAGGATGAATTAGCGAGAGCGGTTCGTCACAGTATGGTAGTAATCGATGCTGAGAAACACAAACTGGATTATAAGCAGAGTGAAATCGACAATGGTATCGCTTCTCTTAAGAAGAAGTATCAGGGAAATGTAGATTCAGAAGGTCGTTACCATGAAGGAGCATCTACTCTAATTTCAAGAGCAAAATCTGAGACACAGGTTCTTAAGAGAAAAGGCTCTCCGACAATCAACGAAGATGGATCGCTGTCATACAAGTCTGTTAAGGAAGAGTATGTCGATAAGAATGGAAAAATTCAGGTGAGAACTCAGAAGAGTACAAAGATGGCTGAAACAAAAGACGCCCGTACTCTTTCTTCAGGTACCCCCCAGGAAGAAGCTTATGCCGACTATGCGAATTCTATGAAGTCTTTAGCTAACCAGGCTCGTAGGGAGATGATGAGTACAGGCAAAATTGCTTACTCTGCTTCTGCTAAGGCAACTTATTCTGAAGAAGTAAAGTCTTTAAATGCTAAGTTGGATTTGGCTTTGGCGAATGCTCCTAGAGAGAGACAGGCTCAGACAATGGCGAATGCTACAGTTGCTGCTAAAAGGAAAGACAATCCGGATATGACGAAAGCAGAAGTTAAGAAGGCTAGTCAGCAGGCTCTGGCACAGGCAAGAAGTTCTGTAGGAGCCAAGAGATCTAACATTGAAATTACGGATAAAGAATGGGAAGCTATCCAGGCCGGAGCAATTTCTGAGAATAAGCTTACACAAATTCTGAATAACACGAATGCCGATACTATTCGTCAGAGAGCAACTCCTCGTGCAAGCACTGCTCTGAGCACAGCTAAACAGAATCGTATCGCTGCACTTAGCGCATCTGGCTATAGCACTTCAGAGATTGCGGAAGCTCTTGGGGTTTCTTCTTCGACAGTTTCTAAGTATTTGAATGGAAAGGAGTGAACTAAGTAAGATGAGGTTTGCACTTACAACTTTTGATAATCCTTATGATCCATTTGAACAGTTCACTCAATGGTTCATGTTCGATGAGGAAAAGGGTTATCACACAACTGCTTACCTTGGTCGAATCGCTCGAACATCGGATCAGTTATCGGATGAAGAGAACAACAAGGAAGTAGAGCGAGCCATTGACGAGATAATCCGTTATGATTTCCAGAATATCTATCGAAAGGTTACAAGTAAATCAGAAACAAATGAACATAAAGAAAAAGCTTCCTAAAAGTGATTTCATCGGGATATCAAAAGCCGAAACCGCCAGTACATAACTAAAAGGGGTATAGGGGGGTGTCTAAAAAACATACCCCCACCCATATCGCGGCGGTCTTTAAAATTTCCCCGGAGGGCATTTTTAGGGAGCCTTTTCAGCTGTTCCAGTATTTACAATGGTCTATAACTCATGATATTTGACAACGGTTTCTGTGGGATCGGCTCAAAGTTAGTTCTCCTTTCGTTGAGTAGCATTGTCATGATTTGTAGGTCCTTTTAAATACTGGAAAGTATGCGAAAACCATCACAGAAGTAGCGAACAACTAAATGGAAGGAGGCATCAACTTTGAGGAAAGCAAAGCAATCAGAGTCTTCTAGGATGATGCGTCCAGCATTAACGCCAGAAGCGAGAGAAAATCAGCTTGTTTCATTAGCAGTTGACTTGGCTGAAAAGCAGTTACGAGAGGGAACCGCTTCGTCGCAGGTGATTACTCACTATTTGAAGCTCGGTTCAACAAAAGAAAGAATTGAAAAAGAGATTTTGGAAAAACAGAAGGAACTGATAGAGGCGAAGACTCAGAATCTGAAATCCATTGAAAATTCTGAAAAGCTGTATGCAGATGCATTAAAAGCATTTCGTGGTTATAGCGGTCATGGAGATGAGGTGGATGATGCTTAAATGTTATTCGGAACTATTGCAACTTACAACCTTTAAGGAGCGATACGAGTATCTTCGTTTGGATGGAGTGGTTGGTGAAGAGACATTCGGATTTGATAGGTATCTTAATCAGATATTTTACAATTCTCAAGAATGGAAGGACATTCGGAGAAAAATTATTATTCGTGATAATGGATGCGACCTTGGATTGGATGGTTATGAGATTCGTGGAAAGATTCTTATTCATCATATGAACCCAATAAAGCAGCAGGACATACTGTTGCGGACTGATTTGGTTCTGAATCCAGAGTATCTAATTGCAACAACTTTATCGACCCACAATGCTATACATTATGGAGATGAGAAACTACTTTTAACAGTTCCAAATGAACGACGAAAAAATGATACATGCCCATGGAGGCATTAGGAGGAAAATTATGGAAGGAAACAAGAAGCCACTTATGGGTGTTGTGGTAAATTGTATGAATTTAAACATTCGCAAAGACCCGACGCAGGCATCCAGATCATTAGGAATTATCGGCTCGGATACAGTTGTGAAGGTATGCAACGATGAGTCTGTTTCCGGTTTTTATAAAGTAAAGACTGTGGACGGTATCAGCGGGTATTGCATGAGTGAGTTTATAAAACTCTGTTAGATGGAGGTGCGATCATGAATATTACAGATAGTGTACTGACATCAATCAAGAAATTACTCGGTATCGCAGAGGAGTATGAACATTTCGATGCAGATTTGATCATGCACATCAATTCTGTGTTCTCAATTCTTACACAGCTTGGTGTCGGTCCATCCAAAGGTTTCATGATCGAAGATAAGAGTGCAACGTGGAAAGATTTCATTTCTGATGAATCCAAATACATGCTTGTCAAATCTTATATGCATTTGAAGGTCAAACTTCTTTTCGATCCGCCGCTTAGTTCGGCCGTGCTGGAGTGTTATAAAACACAAATCAGCGAGTACGAATGGCGTCTAAATGTTGCTGCGGAAAACGATGACGCCGATCCGGACGAGCCTGAGCATTATTCTGGATCGTACGAAGTTACGCCAAAGGCGCATCAGACTCAAACTTTGGATACATCTGGAAAGGTGCTTAGCGAAGACCTTGTGATTCATGAAGTTCCATATTATCAGACATCCAATGCCAGCGGAGGTGTTACCAGTTACATCGCAAAGGAGGGAGATTCAAAATGAATAACACCTATTTAGCACACCATGGAATTCTTGGAATGAAATGGGGAGTTCGAAGATCAGAAGCACAGCTTGCAAGAGCCAGAGGACATTCTTCCAAATCTTCAGATGATAAGAATGAGGTATCAGCACGTAAAGCTGCTGTTAAGAATCGGCGAACAATGTCCGATGCCGATCTGAAGAAAAAGATTGAGAGACTTAAATTAGAACGCGAGTTTAAGAATCTTACAGAAGACGACATCGCACCTGGTAGAAAGTATGTGTCAGAAATTCTTTCTGCATCCGGAAAGAAAGCGTTGACTG